AGAACGACCGCCAGTTTGCAGGTAATTTGTTAGAGCATAGATGCCAGAATTTGCACCTGCCTTATTTGCATTTAATACCGAGTTGCTGATTTGATTAACCCCAGAGGAAGTATCTCTATAGACGCTGCCGATATTGATCGGCTGGACTGGAGCAGGAGCGACAATCGGCTGCGCTTGCGGAGGTGCTTTGGGTTTAGATTTTTTAGCCATAATTTATTATTGTTAAATTAAAACCCCCACTTTGCTGAAAAATAGTTGTTTATGTTTTGTATGTCTTTTGAGGAAAGGTTATTCGGCCTTACATAAAAAGCGATTTCAGCTATCGTCCCGTTTAAGTTTCCGTAACTCGTAGGATCGCCGCCATGCCCGACATAAAAAGTGCGTGCCGCCGAGTAGTTGCCGCCGTTATCCGAAGCGGTATTTTGCGAGCGCAAAACTTTGTCGATATAAAGCTGGTAAGTATAAGAAGCATTGATTGCTCGCGGGAAAGACGCAAAGGCGTAGTAATAATTTGTGTTATTAAAACTCGCTATGCTTGGGTCCCAAAATCCATTGGTATGGAAACGATGCTGCAAGGTGCCTAAATAATTAAACACCTGCAACCGCCCGGCGTCCGGCCCCGTCATGCCCCACAGGTGATCATTCGTGTTGTTCGGCCAAGCGTTAAACCTCGCTACATAAAACGCATACACCTTGTTTTGACCCAACCCAGGGAAAGCGGCGGTCATGCCATCGGAGTTGAAAGCCACGACATTGCGCCCATTACGACCAGAAGTTAGCAGCGTCGGTCGATAAGAAGTCGTCGATTGCGTGAGGTGCCTCCCGTTCCCGCTCATGTCTTCCCAGCGGGCAATTGCGCCACCATTAGCAGTGACTAAGGAGCCTCCGCTGGTGGCAGAGTAAAGCCCCTGGGTCGCATCATACCACGCCGCAAGACCCGACACGCTGCGCGGGTCGGTAAAGCGTTTTAAGGCAGAGAGGCGTTTGAGGGCGATTGCCATTAGTGGTTTTGATCGTTCACAAAGCCAAACCAAGTCGCTCCCCCGTCATGCGTGAGGAAAGACAATGTATCTATCTTGCCATTCGTGCCCGTCATGGCAGGAGCCGAGCCCCCACCCCACCGCACCGAGCCAGGCCATGTCACCGTGCGCACCGTGCCATCATTCACAAATTGCACCATAAAGCTAAAGACCTTGGGCGATGCTGGCGCGCCCGTGAAAGTCACGGTCACATTGGAATTGAGCGCGACATAGAAAAGCGCTGCCTGGCTCACATTCAGCGCCAACGCACTGGCGGCAATCGTTGGCGTCGCCTTCACCTCGGCAACCGGCCCCAGATTAGCCGCCCCCGTCACGCTCAAGGCACCCGCAGTCGCTATGTTTTGCGCACCAAAGTCCGGCGCGATTTTCGTTCCAGATATAGCGGCGGTGGCCGATATGTCGGCATTCTCTATGTTTGCAATCGTGGCTAAATCCACAAGAGCGTGTATGCTTTGCGTCGTTACGGTTTCGCCGTTGATAAAAGTTTTGCCTTTTGTGAGAGTAGCCATGGTTAGTTAAGAGTTCGGGTTTCAGAGCTGAACATTCTGGAGACAGCGGCTTCTGCCGTGATAGCCCGTAGGATGGGGCGTCCAGAGGAGGTGCGGAAGCGGAGGTCAAGAGCCGTCGCCTTGCACCGCAGCGGCGCTTTGATTGTGTAATCCTCCGCGCTGGAGTCGGAGTTCTCGATGCTGGCGACCTGAAAATCAGAATCATAGTCCGTGGTGATCGCATCAATCGCACACACCTCCGAAGGCGACAGCACCACGCTGGCTTTCGTGCGCAGGAGCCGCTTGGAATTGAGCGTCCCAAAATTATACCGCCTGGTGATCAGTTCGGATTTTACGATGTTAAATGAGTTAGATTCGGTCTTATTGGCGAGATCGTCGCCGTAGTCATTCTCATCCAGTAGGAACAAAGACCCTGCCCGACTGGCCGCAAAAAGGCGGCGCTCGCCATTATAGGTGGCTACGATCAGCTCATCCAAATTCAGCGAGTAAATGTCCTTGCTCTCCCAATTTTGCGTCAGTGAACTCCAAATAAAAACCGCATTGTTTGTGGTCGCAGAAGCCCCCACAGGAACCGCGAGGTAGTAGCGATTGTTCCACCACCGCCCCACGGCATTCCGTGAATAAACCGAGTTGATTTTGTCAAACTGATCGGCAATGGGGTCCGAGAGCGGCTGGGTGTTGGCGCGGAGTTTCAGGTCGAGCTGGGTGTCGAGGCGGTAAACTCCGGCGTCCGATAGGAAAAACACAAACTGACCGGCGGTCTGGATCGAGCGGCGGGCCACGCAGCCGATCTCGTCGGTGAGGAGCGTTAGGCGGGAGACGGCAGAATCTACAGTGAAAGTGTCGCCGGTCGCATTGCTGGTGTCGGTGAGGTTGGCAAGCCAGATCGAGTTGCGTAGGAAGACCAGCGCCTGCCCCTCGACCCATGGGTGAATGGCGACGAGGTAGTCGTTGCTGCCCTGGTTGGCGCGGAAACTTTGGAAAAACGGGTCGTAGAGGTCGGGGTCGAGAACATCCGAGATCGCCACGGTGTCGCGGCCATCAGGAATCCAGAGTCTGTTTCCGATATAGCTGGCCCAGCCAGTAGAGCGCAGGGTTTTGAAACTCACGCCCTCGGCAGGCACGCCCGAGGCGGCGCGTTGAAACTCCATCGTCGAGCCATCCCACCAGAGCGGGGGCTTTACTCGGCGGACTGCGATGTCGGCGGAGACATCCGGCGCAGTGCCAGCAGGCACCTCGATGGTGAAGCTGTTGGCCGTCGCGGTGAGAATGTCAAACTCATGGCCTTGAAAAGCCGCGACACTGCCCTCCTCGATCCTCACCCGCATCCCGGCGACATAGCCGTGGTTGGCAATATTGACGGTCGCCGTCGTGCCGCTCACCGCAATCCCCGCCAAGTTGGTAAAGGAAAAACCCCACCCTGGCTGCGTAAGGCTGGCCTCACGCAAAATGTAAAAGCGATTAAACGCCTGCACGCACGAAACAAAATCAGTCGGCTCAATAACCTCTTCCGAGCCGGTCGGTGAGGGATATTGAATTTCCTCAATCGGGAATCCCTGCCGGTAAAGAAACGCCGAGGTCGGTCCGCACAGCACGATGTATTCGTTCCCATCGTAATAATTCGGAGAGCTAAAAACGCCACTGGCAAAAACTCCTCCCGTATAAATGCTGCGAATCACGGCGCTGGCATCCAGCACAAATGGCAAGACAAGCGGAGGAGTTCCCGCCGAGATACCATCTCCAAGCCGCTTGGCACCCTTGCGCGTCTGGGCGACGCCTCGGTCGAGGCGCATGTTTTCGCAATACTGGACCATGCCCGGCTGGAGTTGCAGCGGGTTGAGGCGGGAGGCCATGCCGAGGAATCCGGCATCGCCTTCGACTATGGTCTGATCGTCTGGCATCTACCTTTTATTGTGCGGGGGCTTGTCAAGGAGGGCGTTGACTTGAGCACTGGTGACGCCGCCACGGAGGCGGGGCGGGAGGTAGGCGATGATGCGGTGCGCGGGCTTGTCGGGGTGCCGGGCGGCGACGCGCAGGATGGCGGTGGTGAGTTCGTCGGCGGGGCGGGAGGATTTGGGCTCGGGGGAGGATTTGGTTCCGGCGGGGCGCTGGCGGTAGCCGGTTTGGTAGAGGAGTTGGCGGCTGCCGGGTTGCCAATGCGGGAAGTTCTGCTTCTCGACTTGGCCGTCGCGGATGGCGGCGGCGAGGATTTTGGGGACTTCGGAGATTTCGCAGTCGAGGTCGGCGGCGATTTCGTCGGGGGTGCTCCAGCCTTCGGGGAGGCTGTTCGTGCGCTTGGCGAGGTGTTTCCAGGTCATAGGTAAATGGGAGAGGTCATGGTCCTGCCGCGCTTCTTATCGAGGAGGAAATAGGTCTGCGTGGGGGGCTCGAAGCTGGCTTTGATCGAGAGGGCGTAGGCGTTGTAGCCAATGAGGGAGCCGTTGCAGAGCCAGTGGCGGTTCTGTTGGTATTGGTGCCAGTGGCCGAAGAGATCAAGGTCGGCTCGGTTGGGCGACTTATTCCATGAGGCGATGGCCTTTTCTGTCGGGATGGTAAGGCCCCCGATGCCGCCTTGAAATTTGAGGCCGTCGCCATGATGGAAGCGGAGGCGGCGGTCGAAGACGGTCATGAAATTGAAGTAGCTGTCGGCAATTTGAAATTCGATTTGCTGGTCGTCGGCGAAGCGGCCTTCGAGGATGCGGTAGAGAAGCCACTCGTAGCTGTGGGCGGCTCCGGTGGCGTGGCGGGGCTTGACGGTGGTGCGGCCGTGGTTGCCGTAGCTGGTGGGGATCAGGATGCGTTTGAAGTGGGGCTTGAGCGTGGCGAGGCCGTCTGCGAGGCGGTCTTGCAGCCAGAGGATGACTTGCGTGGGCGTCTTGCTGTTCGACTCGGCGAGTTCTTCGTGGATCATGCCGGTCATGAGGTCGCCGCCGAGCCAGAGGATGAGGTCGTCGATCTTGGCCCCGTGGCGCTCGATCTCGGTGAGGCGGGCGATGGTGCTGAAAAATTTCTCGATGCGGGTCTTGGCGATGGGGAGCCGGTATTCGTTGAGGCCGTTGACGCTGGCGGATTCGACCGTTTCCTCGACATGCCAATCGCTGGCGAGCGCGATGGCGACGGCTTCGGCTTTGTCGCTCATCGAGACGGAGAGCGGTTGCGGGCGGATGCGGGTCTTGCCGAGCGAGAGCGCGATGCCGAGTTGCTTCTCTAAATTTTCGACGCTGGCTTGGTATTGCGCGAGCTTGGCCTTGAGCGCGTCCACTTCGGTCTTGTGAGATTTGTCCGCTTGTTCGCGGGCGATGGAACTCCATGATGTTTTCATTATTCGTCGTCCTCCTCGTCGTCTTCGGTTTCGTAAGGCCACAAAATTTCGTCGGCCTCGCGGCACAGGGCGCGGGCGGCGTAATCGTTGCCGAATTTTAGATCCATGTAGAAAGTCTCGCCCTCCGCTTCCCAACTCACGATGCAGAGGCCGACATCGAAATGCTCGGCGAGGAGCTGCCGGACTTGGAGCAGCACGGCTTCACGGTCTTTCGGTGGGGAGGTTTTAGGTTTGCGGAGACGGCTCATGCTTCCTCCTCGACGAGCAGGTAGGGGATGGTCTTCTGCCCGGCGCGGTCCATTTCGGAATAGACCAGGGCAACGAACGCGGGCCATTGGCTGGGGTGGATCGTCTGGCAGCCTTCGCTGCTGGTGGTGCGGAAGCCGCCTTTGTGGATGTTGATTGCGATGCCCATGCTGTCGCCTTGGCCGTCACGGGTCACGGGGAGTTCTTCGGCGGGGTTCGCGGGGCGCAAGGCGGGATAGCCGCCGCCGGGCTTGCTGAGGCCGTGTTTGCCTTTGCGGTAGCGATGCACGCCAGGCTTCAGCACAGCGATGCCTTTGCGGCGGATCGAGGGATCGGTGTTGGCGTTGAAGGTCGCGTAGGCGTTTGGCGAGACGAGGAAAATGGCGTCGTCGTAGATGCCCCGGTCATTCTCGCCTGACACTCCCATGCTGTCGCGGTAGTAGCCTCGAATGCCCACCAGCGCCACGGCATCATCCACGCGGGCCTTGGTGAGCAGGGCTTGCGTCTTGGATTTGGCTTGTTGTGGGCGGCTCGGGGGGAGCATCAGGAGTTTTAGGTTTTAAGTTTTAAGTTTTAAGTTCTCCCTCTGTGCTCTCTGTGTCCTCTGTGGTTATTTATCCTTGAGGGCGGGCAGCTCGGGGAGGGTGTAAGAAAACCTGCCGTAGTCGGTTTCGAGGGAGATGCCGAGGGTGGAGCAGCCGGTGAGGAAGGAGATGCAGAGAAAGATGTAGCCGAGCAGCAGGCCGGTGGCGGCGATCTGGGCGGGCGAGGTCATTTCTTCTCGTCGCGGAATACTTCGACTAGGAGCGAGGCGATGCGCAGCCAGGCTTCGATCTCGGGAAGCATCGACACCCCGAGCCCCGTCGCCGTAGCGACGAGGCCGGTGAAGGAGGCGGTGGCTTGGTGCGTGTCCATGGTTAGCTCAGGGCGGCTGCGAGCTGCGCTCCGGTGGTGGCCACGGTCGAGCACTGCGCGAGGCGGTCGGTCTGGAGTAGGTCGGTCTTGGCTTTGATGGCCGAGATGTTCGCGCTTGGGATGTCTCCGGTCGCTGCTGGCGAGGCGGGGAGGTTGTCGGTCTTGGCTTTGATCGCGGCAAGCTGCGTGCTGTTGCTGTCTATTTCAGCACGGATTGCAGCGGCACTTGGGACGGTCGGCGCGTTCGTCAGAGTGTCCACGGTGCCGCCGGTGATGGTGCGGGTGGCGTGACTCCAGATGTCGCTCGGCGTGACCGAGGCTGGTGCGTTGGTGAGGGTGTCCACGGTGCCGCCGGTGATTTCGCGGGAGGCAGCAGACCAGACGGCGCTGGCGATTTCACCCTCGGTGGGCACATCGGGCGCGTTGGTGAGAGTTGTGACCGTGGCAAGCGTGCCGTTGGGGGCGAGCCTGCTTGAAACAGTTGCATCGAGGTTGTCCAGAGCGCCAGCGCGGGCGGTGGTGAGTCCCTGCGCCGTGAGAGCGGATTGAACATTGGCGGTAGTAAGGATTGCTGTGCCAAAGCCTGCATCTACAGGGACTCCCAGACTAACCGAACCTGCGGCGGGGACTGCGCAGGTGCCGGTGAGGTTGCCGCCTCCGTAGACGACGCCTGATCGCACATTGGCGGCGATGGGGTTGCCGAATGAGCCGTTGTCTGCGCCATACATGGTGTAATACGAGTCGGTCGTGCCTGCGAGGGCGTAGCGTGTCTGGCCAAGAGTGGGCGCAGTGCCGAGGCGGAAGCGCGGGGCGTTGACGGCTTTCCATCCGCTCCAGTGGTCGAGGAAATCGCCACTCAAGCGGACATCGGCGGAGGCGTTGGTGACGGATACGGCATTAGCAAATGCGGACGCGGTAAAGGTGCTTTGCGTGACGATGACTGTGCCGGTCGAGGCATTGTTTAAGGCGCTGGTGGCGGTGCCGCCTGTGAATGTGCAACTCGCACTGACATTGACCGTTCCGGTAGAGGCATTGTTGAGGGCGGTGCCGGAGATGCTGCTGCCGCCTGTGAATGTGCAACTCGCACTGACATTGACCGTGCCGGTCGAAGCATTGTTGAGTGCATTAGAGGCGCTGGAGCCGCTGCCGCCTGTGAATGTGCAACTCGCACTGACATTGACCGTTCCGGTAGAGGCATTGTTGAGGGCGGTGGAGTTGTTGCCGCCTGTGAATGTGCAACTCGCACTGGCATTGACCGTGCCGGTCGAAGCATTGTTGAGTGCATTAGTGGCGCTGGAGCCGCCTGTGAATGCGCCATTGGTCAGAGTGCAAGTCGTAGTTCCTGCATAGTTGCATCCATGCGCTCCTGACGCCGATCCTCCTATGACGCGCAAACCGTCCAGAGTAAGTGCTGTCGCGCCGGTCACCGATAGGCAGGTTGTCGTGCCTGCGCGGAGGTCGGTGGTGATGGCGAATGGCGAGGACATGGCAAACGATCCGCCTCCGCCTGTGGCTCCTGCGGCGGTGTTTGAGGCAGTGGTGAGCGTGGCGAGAGCGCGGGCATTGCCTGTGCCAGAGCCTACGCCGGTGGCGAGGAATATGGTGCCTGCGGTGTTGGAGGCTGCGCCTATGCCGGTCCATGAGGTGGTGCCGACGAAGAGGACTTCATACCATTGCCCAGAGACAAATGATCCGGCGTTGACCGTGGGGTTGTTGGCTCCGCCGATATTGATGTCTTGGTTGATGGTGACATTAAATCCATTGGCGTATACGGTGTCGCCGTTACCGGGGAGGACGCCGCCGTTCCATGTGCTGGTCGATGACCAGTTGCCGTTTGCGATAGCGCGTGCTGTGGCCATGGCTTAGAGTCCTTTCTCGACGATGAATTGTTGGAGGGCGGATTGGATCGCGCCCACGGTGGCGAGTGTGGCTTCGTCGGCATGAGCGAGCGAGCCGAGGCGGATGGACTTCGCGTGGGCGGGCTGGGTCTCGACCATGCCGTCTTCGATGCGGAGCGGGGTGAGATTCATCACGACCGATGCCTCGGGCTTTCCTTCGCCGTCATAGCTGCCGGAAATGATGAGATTGAGGGCGTAGCGGTCGTATTGCTTTGAGTCGATGCTGGATGGTGTGGATGCGATCATGGTGTTTGGATTTTTTGGGTTTAAGAAAATTGGAGGTTGGTTTTGTTCGACCACGCGCCGACTGCGGATTGCTCGGAGGAGACATTGCCTGCGGCGTCGGTGGTGATGCGGTAGATGGTCCAGGATGGGGCGTCCTCGGCGGGGCCGGAGGCTGGGTAGTCTGCCCAAGCGAGGCGTCCGAGGTAGAGGTGGTTGCCGTCCGCAGCGTGCAGGAGTTGGTAGTCCGAGGGGTCGCGGGGGCGGGCGAGGCGGAAAACTTCGTTGGTGTGGTCTTTGCTGTAGAGGCGGCGGTCGGCGAGGTTGAGGGCGAGGGAGCCCTGGGCCACTTGCGCGGCGGTGGGGACTCGGCCGGGAACCGTGGAGCGGAGGAGCTGGATGACCGTGGCCATGGAGAAGTTTTAAGTTTTAAGGATTAAGTTTTAAGCAGGGGCCCCGTGGAGCGATGGCGCGGGCTGGAACCGCGCCACCGCTGTGGGGAGGGAGGGGAACCTTAGAAAGTTCCGCCATCGATGGTCACATCGTCGATGGTGACGCCGGAGATCGTGCCGCCTGTGATGGCGACATTGTTCGCGGCTTGGACGGCGATGCTGCCGAGGCCGAGCGTGGTGCGGGCATCGGAGGCGGAGGCGTCGTCGATGAGGCTGCGGCCGTAGCTGGAGAGGTCGCTTGTGGCGAACTGATCCGCGCCGGTGGCGTAGATAACCTTGTCGGCGGCTACGGTGACTCCTGCGAGGGCGGCGAGTGTGCCGTCGTAAGCCTGGACATTGGTGCCAATGGCGAGTCCGAGGTTTGTGCGGGCGGCCGAGGCGTCGGTGAGGTCGCTGAGGTTGCTGGACTTGACCAATTTTGTGCCCAGGGCGGTGGTCACGGTCGTCGCGTAGTTCGCGTCATCGGCGATAGCGGCGGCGATTTCGTTCAGCGTGTTGAGGAGGTCGGGAGCGCCATCAACGAGGTTGCTGACTGCTGTGTCCACATAGCCTTTGGTGGAAGCGTCGCTGGAGGCCGATGGCTCGGCGAGGCCGGTGATCTTCTGGCTGTTGAGCGAAACGGACGCGGTTGGCGCGGCCATCTGGTCGAGGCGGCTGGAGCGGACCTGAGTGTCGAAGTCGGAGACTTTGGACGCGGTGAGCGTGGGGATGTCGCTGGCGGCGAGGTTTGCGCCAACGGTGACGCGGCCTTTGGCGTCCACGGTGACTTTGGTGTGCGTGCCTGCTGAGACGCCGCTATTGGCCAGGGTGGCGGAGATGGAGGCGTTGGCCGAGCCGTTGAAGGCAGAGGCTGTGCCTGTGACATCGCCAGTGAGCGAGATGTCGCGGGCGGTCTGAAGCGCGGTGGCTGTGCCTGCGTTGCCAGAGACGGAACCAGTGATGGTGTCGGAGAAGGTTTTGACGCCTGCAACGGTCTGTGCGCCGTCGAGCATGACGACTGCGCCACGGCCTGCTACTGCGTCGATGGAATTTTCAGAACCGAGATAGAGAACCTCGTTTACTTTATTCCAGGCTGGCTCGCCTGCGAGCAGGCTGGCTGGGGCTCCGGCTGCGCCGGTCAAGCGGCGTTTGATGCGAATATTTGAGGGCATATTATTTTATGTTTTGGGGGGTTGTTACTGCGGGGTGGTCCTAAAACTCACCGCCGTCCGAATCGGCGACGATGGGCTGGTAGGAAAGTGTGGGTGGGTCCCATCGGTATGGGAGGTTGCTGTCGGCAGCAAAATAGATGCGAGCTACGACGCCATTGGCTGGGAAGGCAGCGAGATTTTCAAAGCGCTGCACATCGTCGAAGTCGCTCGGGATGAGATCGCCAGAGAGTTGGCCTGATGAGTCGAGCTGCGCGTTTTGCGCAGTGGTCGAAATCATGCTGCCGGTCAATGGATCAAAGGCGATCTGTCCCATGTTATGCGAAAGGCGGAAACTGAATAAACGAGCCGGAGATCGAGGCGTTATCCGTAGTCGGCGTGCCGCCAAAGTAGGTAACTTTCACGCGAGCCACCGCTGTGCCGCCGAAAGAATACTGCGTGTAGTCGGTGTTATTTGTGGAGCCAACACGCACAATGCTGAAGGCATCGTAAAGCGGAAGAGGAAAACCTGTGGTGACGCGCAGAGCCCCATCAGGAGTGGCTTGCACGGGTTGCACGATGCCTGAAGAGGAGCGGGCGGCGATCTGAATGGTGGGGTTACTCATGTCGTTAATTTAATTATGGTGAAGGGTGTCAATAGGTGGTTATTGGAAGCTGGCGGAGTAGCGGCGGACCTCGCCTTTTCTCAACCACGCGTCATCCATTCTTTGCTGGAGGATGCCTTCGGCGCGGGAGAACTGGTAGTTGGCTTTGTCCATTTGGCCGTCCTCGGAAAGCGTTTCGGCGAGGGCGTAGAACTTGAGGTAATCGGCGAGGAAGGCGGGGATGCGGTGGCGCAGCCAGAACTCCTCATTCGTTGGGAGATTGCCGGTCGTGTCGGCGATGGCCTCGTAGCAATCGCCGGTGGTGTTGTAGTAAACGAGATCGCCCGCTGCGTAAGCCGTGGAGCCATTGAAAGCGGTGCTGGTGAATTTTGGCTGAGGCAGCGAGAACTCGACCCATACTTGCCCGGAGATGTAGTCCGTATCGGTGATGAGGATGCGGTCTTCGGTGACGACGAAATCCAGCGACAGCGTGACGCGGCCTTCGTCGGGCTTGATGTCGTAAACTTTGAGCACATTCCCAATGGCCTTCTGGCCTGGAGCCAGAAGCGGGATGTAGGGGATGAACTCCTCCGCAGGCGCATTCGTGCTCGTCTCAATGTAGGTCGCGGTCGTGCGGTCGTTCCAGGCGACATCCACGGTGGTGTCGATATTCAGCATATCGCCCGCTGCGGTCGTGGTGACGCGTTTGATGCGCCATACTGGGTCCGCAAATTGCGAGCCCTGCAAGGCACGGCCAATGTAGGAGGTCGTGCCGACATAATCGCTCTCGTAGGTATAAAGCCCCGGCGCATAGCCCTCGCCCACCGGCGTGCGGGCCTCGGTCAAGTAAACCTCGGGCCAATCAAAAAATGTCCAAGCCGTCGCGGCAGCGGTGGTCAAATACTCCGCCAGCGCCGTGGCTTGAGAAGCCATGAGCGGCTGGTCGGGGTCGATGCCCATTCGGCTGATGACGCCATCGCGGACGGTGCGGTAGGGCGTGGCCTTCATTGTGCGCCTCCTTGCATTTCCTCAGCGACCTTTTGCAGTCCGGGCTGGGCGCCGACGCGGCCGATTTGGGCGTTTTGTTGTTGTTGGACTTGGAAGGCGAATGACTCCATGCGGGCGTTGAGCATGGCGGCGAAGATTTGGTCTTGTTGCAGGCGCTGCTGGATGGCCGGGTTGCTCTGGATGATGTTTTGCAGCGTCTGCAAACGGAGCTGGAAGTTTTGGCCTTCGCTCTTGAGCGGTGGCTCGGTGCCGGCGGCGATTTTCGTATATTGGACTTGCTCGTCGTCGATTTCTTGCTGAGAGGCGGCCTCGGCGTCTCGGATGAGGAGCTCGGAGAGATTGGGGTCGATGGAACCGAAGAGGAATTTGACGAGTCCGGCGCGGTCGATGACGCCTTGCGTGTCGAGGGGGATGAGCTGGGTGAGCCCTTGCAGCTTGATTTTGAGGGCCTCGGAGTCGAGTGTGCGGGCGTCGAAGTCAAGGCGTAGGTCGTATTTGCCCTGGATATCCTGGCGGCTGGCGCGGAAGGGGGTGGGCAGGCCGCCGGCGACTCGCACGAATTGGATGTCGTCGAGGTATTGCTGACAGAGTTGGAAGGTCTGGCCGAGGATGAGGGCCATGTCGGCGAGCCAGGTATCGACCAGATCCTGTTGGGCGAGGAGAGCACGCTGCGGGGCCATGTCGGCGCGGGGAATGCCGAAATACTCGTCCACATCGCGACGGGTGGCGGCTTCGATTTCAATGGTGCCCATGTCATTCACAGGCGGGGCCATCCATTGGAATTCGCCGGGGCGACGCTCTGGGAGCTGCTTGGCGGGGCCGAGGACGATTTCCATCTTGCCGCGATTGGCGGGGACTTTGAGCGGGGGGAGAATGGTCAAACTGGCGCGATCACTGCGGTAGTCGCGTTGCACCTTGATCTCGCTCTGCTGGGTGGCGACCAGCTCTGGCACGCCTCGGGCCTCGATGAGCGGGCGGCTGGTGCGCTCGAGCGGGAGCTCGATGAAGGGATACTGACCGTGCTCGTAGCCCATGGCCTCGGACTTGGCGACGCGGTCCACGACGCTGGGCTGGATGTGGGTGCAGATGACCTCCATGGCGCCGATCTTTTCGTTCCACTTTTTCTGGTAGACGCGCCAGACCTCGATCATGTCGCGGTCGTCGGAGAGCAGGAATGTATCGGTTATCCTATACATGTTGCGGCCGGTGCGGCGGGAGATGCCTTTGTGCTTCACGGCCTCTTCGATCCAGCGTGGGTCGTAGTCCTCGGTGACCTCGCGCTCGCGGATCTCGTCCTCGCGGAGGAGTTCGCGGCAGGCGATGAAAGGGGCCCGCTGGAGGTCGTAGGTGGAGGGCGGGAAAATGATGTCCTCCCACGGCTCGTAGGCTTGCCAGTCGGGGAGGTTCTCAAAGATGTAGGGCGAGTCGTATTCAAACGCGCCGGTCTCGCGGAGCTTGCGGACATTGGCTGCGGTGCCTTGGCCTGGGAGCAGGAGGTCCATCTCGCGGGCGACGGCTTCTTCCTGCGTGGGGTCGAGGATGGCCTCGATGATGAGGGCGAGCTGGGGGTCGCCGGTCTCCATGTATTGCATCTGGAGAGACTCGAGCGTGAAGGTGAGCTTTTCGTTGCGAGTGGTGCGGCGCCAGAAGACGCCCATCACAGCAAGGCCGTAGGTCTCGCGGATGTTTGCGGCGAGTTCGACCTCGCGCTTGGTCATGGCGGCGCAGTGGGAGTTGAGGAGCCACTGGATGACGGTCTCGACTTTGCGACCGGCCATGATGTCGGTCGTCTCGGTGGGCATGACAGCGAGACGGGCGCGGGTGAAGGAGTTTTTCATCAACCGCACACGCTCGTTGATGAGCATGTCGGAAAGGCGGATTCGGGAGTCGGAGGCGCCATCCCAGGGGAAGGCGTTTTTGCCGAGGTTCGACGAATATTTTCGGCCGGTGTCGTCTTGCCCTGGCCAGAGGCAGAATCGCTGGTTGTAGTTAAGATTCTTGCGCGACCAGTAGTTGGCGGCGTCGGTCTCCGCTTCTTCGACCAGGCCGATGATTTCTGAGATGTCCGAGGATTTCATTGGACGACGATGGTCGGCTTGGCGGTGGTGGTGACGACGGTGTGGGGGTTGGCTTTTTTGAATTCCTCGCGGAATCCTTTGTCCTTCCAGCAACCGGGGTAGAGGTTGTTCCAGTAGATGTAGGAATCGAAATCGACGCTCATGGTGTGCTGGCC